CCCGGCATCCATAGTACCGTCCCGCCGCGCAGCCATCCCTGCACCGTCACATCCGCCGTCAGGTAGGTACCGCTGATGAACGTATCTTCGTGACGTGCGCGCGCCATCAATTCGCCTTGGCCCCAGACTGGTTGCTCTGATGGGATCATGATTGGGCTATAGGGCATGTTCTTAAATCCCGGTGACCAACCCTCGAGCTCACTGGAACCCGTCATACTTTGTTTATTGTCTCCGCCAGATTGTCCTTGTGTCTTAACGTCGAGATAAGTGTTCTCGATGCTATACATCGCCTGCATTCGCAGAATATTTTTGCCCTCAATGAGATCCCAAATTGGTTGCCAACTATGCGGACCAATCAGCAGAAAATTGCCATAAGCATCGGGAGCCAAGATTGCACCGCGCGGTCGCGCAATGCGTTCGATGAAATCGAAAACGGTTTGACCCGGCTCATTTTGCAAAGTCTTGAAAGGAGTCTGGTCAACGTCTCCTATTTGGATGACATCGATCCCAAAACGCTTTTTGATGAGACTTTGCGCGACCTGATACAACGTTTGACCAGAAAAGTCCTGCGTCGGAATGATGCTAGCGCGACCGGCCCAAAAAGTTCGCCCCACACCAAAAAGCTGCACCGCATGGGCGCCTTTGTCATATGCGGTCTGCCGACGCGTGATGTTGCCGGTGATTGCCAGTTGACCACCAAGATAGACCGTGACCGGATCCGGCGGCGCAAACTGAATCCTTTCCCATAAAGGCGGGTTCGGGTCGCGCTCTGCGGCAGTAAATTGAAAAGTCGGGTACCAATCCTGCCACCGGAGCTGGACGTAGACAGTTTCCCAATCATCATAACGCGCACCGGCGACGACGATTGTCGCAACTTCTTCCGGATCGGGGACCGGATACGGCTTTGATCCAAAGGCCACATTCTAACTCGACAGAGCTCGACCCGCTGGCAATTCGAAGGCGGGATGGACAACATGATTTTCTGCACGCAGTTCATCCGCACGGCTGGCATCTGCATACAATCGATAAGCCGTGACCAAAGTCGGCGATGACTGCGCAAATACGAAATTGAGCATGCGCGGCAGCGGGCGCGCTGTTTTCACCAAATGCGCAATGATCGCGGCATGCAAGCTTACAACGCCAACATAGCCTTGCTGATCCATAGCGTCGGCCATTGTTTCTTCCATTGGTCCAAATGCCGAATTCACCACGAGCTTGGCGGCATCAACGTCGTCCCTGCTGACGAATATCATATCGGCAAGAACGAGACCTTGAGCCGCGAGCGTAAAGTTAACCAACGAGTCCCTGATCAATGCAGCTCCTACGGTTCTGGCAGTCTGCGCCGCGGCCACCGAACGCACGTCCTCGAGCTTCGGAAATGTAATGCCAGTAGCGCGGGCAAGATCATAAATTGCCTGCAATGGCGGTCCTGCAAGATCGTATCGAATGAGATAATCGGCATAGGCCAAGAAATCGCCGACTGCGGTACGTAAATCGGATCCTGGACGACCCTTTGTCGGAGACACCGCGAGAAGCCGCAACAATACTGTTTGACAAATCGGAACAGATTCGTCAGCATCAGCCTTTTCCATCAAGTCCTCGGTATGACAATCGGTATTGGCGGCAACGGAGTATTGGGCTTAGGTGCAAGAGCGCCCATCACGATTGCATTGTAGCGTTGTGACATTGCGATCAAGTTTGTGCGCGTATCCGGCTCTGGTCGATAAGGCTTCGTGCCCTGATCGACAAATTGCATATCGAAAGTGCAATAGCCGCCAAGGCGTTCTTCCTCAGTCAATCGATAACGCGTGCAAACAACCTCCATCGGATCTTGCAAAGGAAGCTGCAGGATGCCAGCACCGCCGGTATCCAAGCGTTCTTGGAGTCGATTGCGTGCAATCGTGTAATCGCGCTGATAAAGGTCGATTCCAGTATCGTAAGGAAACTGTATAAGATAGCCGCGGATAGAAAATTCTGTTGCTTTTCTCCCCATGTCCTCAGAGTACGGAAATTCTTTTTTTGGAAACTCGTGAGTGATAATTCGACGACCGCCATCGCGTGCCGCGCTTTCAACGTGAAACAAGCAATCATCAAAACGCGCAGGTAAAAGCTTGGCACGCCACGGCGAACCTGCATATGTGCCACCCTGCCGAGCACTCGGTAACGCAAGATCGCGAATCGTCGAAGCAGGCATTTTTATTCCTCAGCATTTGCGGAACTGCCCGCTTCTGCAACGTGTCTTTCAGGTCCGCTATCCGCTGCAGTCATTTGCGCCATGCGTTCTGTTCGCACTTTGCGGAATGGGCCAATCTGCGCGACGTTGGTGTGGCCGGTCGTGTGATCTTTCACATTGACATCGATGTTCGCGCTTCCGATCGCGCGGTGTGCGCGCCGGCGAGCGGCGAGCCGATCGATGGTCTCCCGATCGACTTCGGCACGGGCAGCGGCGCCTTCATCACCAAGAGCTCTTGCTGCACGTGCACGTGCAGCGCCAAGATCGATAAGATTTGCTTGCGGACCAGTATCAGCGACAGTAGGCGCTGCCGTAGTAGCGGCGGCCGGTTGATCGTAATATTTCACTTCCTCCTGGCGACGGCGCAGCAAGCCAGGTAGCACCGGACCCTGCGGGCCATGAATGTGACTAAACTCCGTATGTGCGCGCTTCATTGCCTCCACGTCGCCAGCAACGATCGCCTTATACATGCCGTGGGCGTGAAGTTTCCTAACGTCACCACCAAGATTGAAAAGCAATGAAGACAGCGCCTTCTTGGATCCTTCCGATAGGTTCGGATTGATCTTTTCAATCTCTCGGCGATCTTGTTGCAGAGCCTCTTCCATCGCCTTGCGCGCGGCAGGCTCGGTAATCGTCTGACCAGGACGGCCGGCGGTGCCGTAGCCGATGCTGTATCCGCCGACGTCCGCGTAAGTGCTTCCATGAAAACCTTCCCAGCGCCGTACGTCCGAGTGAAGGTCGCTCCAATCGCCAGTTGCTTGTTTCGCCGCACTATCAGCCGCCGCCGGCGTCGACGGAGCGCCTTGTGCTTCCCGCACCTTTCGCACCGCCTCGTCGCCCGCATATCGCAAATCCATGTCTTTGATGTTTCGTGTATGGAAACCATACTGGTCGACCACGCCGATCGTGCCTGCCTTCGCATTGTAAGTTCCGGGAACGATGGTCATCACGTGACCGCCGAGCTGTCCCGGTGCGAGCAATTGCGATGGGTCGCCGCCATAACGACGATGGTAATAAGTGGCGAACATCGAGCCAAACGGACGGTTAGGCGCGTTGATGTCTTCGGCCTTCATGCCCTGGCCGAATTCATGCCATCGCGTGGCAACAGGACTGTCTTTCGGTCCAGCAAAGCCGGCGGCTCGCGCGTACTTGGTAGCGACGATGCCGCAGGCCGGTCCGCTCATATGATAGCCGCGCGCGGCAAACAGTCTTTCCAAGCCTTGAACATCACCGGCTCTACCTAGCCGTTCGGCCATCCCTGCCGTTTCAAGATCTACAGGGCGACCTTTTTCATCAGACAGACGAGCAGCACCGCCCGGCTCCCATTGATTTGGCGGCGCATGCCGCACAGCAGGGCCACTTGGACTACCCGGCAAGCCAACTCTAGGCAAAGGCTGCCCCGGCGTCTCAGGCGCACCCGGTGCTGGACCGCCTGGCGTTCCTGCCAAAGAAGGAACGCCTGCGAACGATACCGGCGGAGGCGTTTCTGGCGTTGTTATAAACGTCCCTCCGCCTGGGGCTGGCGTAACAACATCGCCAGGCTTAGGAGTGTACTTAGGTGCACGACTGGGAGCTCCGCCATCACCACCGCGAGGGGGCGCGCCATCACCACTGGTCGGAAAACCACCAGGGGCGCCGGCGCGACCGCCACCAGGGGCAAATCTTCCGTAAGGTCCGACCCTGCCGGCGGGACCAAAAACGCCCATCTGCGTTGAAAGCAATCCGAGCGGCTCCTGGCCAGAGAGCAATCGATTGGTACGTTTCATTGATTCGACGAGATCGCGACTTTGATCATTCTGCTTCTCCATCAGATCGCGGCGTTCGATGTTGGTCGAGGGCTCGCCATGGAGCTGTTCGGCCCAATCCGCCGCCGCACCCCACGTGCGCATCGGCTCATAAGGACCAGTAAAACCTGCCACGCCCCCACCCGTGAGCCGCTGTGGCATGACCGCGCCACCAGGTCGAGGCGGTGCACCTCGCCCGCGGCGATAGTCTTCCAAGGTTCTGCGCTGTTCCTCGTCAAACTCTGGATTGATCGGTCCAGTCGGAACCGGCTGGCCAGCTCCCATAACATTGAACAGTCCCTCGTCCCGAATTCTTTTCATGAGGTCTGCAATACTATTGAGCGCGTCAGCAAGAATCGTTAGGCCGCTGATCATGGTCGGTAGGAATGTGTTCGCCAAAATCGCGCCAAATTCATCTTTGATACCGATGGCAGCAACGTGAATCCGCCCCATGGTATCGGCAAATTTTCCAGTCTGATCGGTCAAGCGCTTCATTGCCTCTTCTTGTTCTTTGGTCGCGTTGGTAATATCCCCGATTCCTTCTGCCAGCTCCGGCGGCAAGTCCATCATAGCCAGCATCCTACGCATATCGCCTGCGGCTTTTTCCCGATCTTCTCCACGCGCAACCGCTCTTTGAAGAACGTTCCGCGGAAGATTAAGGATCATCGTCTGGGCTGCACCCTTTTCTCCGGCACGCAGCTTAGCTTCGATTTCAGCAAGGTATTGGCCCATTGCCTCACGATTAGCGCCGGCGGCCTCCATCATGCGGGCGTAGAAGTCCTTTCCATGCCGCATGATCTGATCTGAAATATTGGCGACCGAACGAACGACCTGTCCAAATTTTTCGTGCGGAATACGTCCGGTCTGGCGCAGCGCCGTTTCGATGTTGCGGATTTGCGCCATACCAATGCCGGTCATTGTCGAGAGCGTTCGGAGCTCATTCAAATTCGTGCTTAGCTTTTCAAGACCGACCGCGCCCGCAGCCATGCCGGCACCAAGACCAGCGATGCCGGTCATCGCCAATCCGCCGCGGCTCGAGAGCAGACTGAGAACTTGATTGACCTTCGAAAACTCCGCTCCGAAACCTCCGACGATCGGGCGTAGCTCACGAAACGTACGTTGCAGCGATTGGATCTGTTCGACATGCTTGCCCGACGAAACTTGATCAAAATCTTTCTTCAAATCCTCAAGCTTCGACGACGCCTCGTCGACGAGGACGACGCTCAGCTTGAGCTCTTCAAATTCTGTCGCCATGGATTATTGCAACGTCGGCATTGACATCTGCCGATCAAGCGAAACGTTGCCTTTAAACATGCCGTCACCGTCTGCTCTAACTTCGGTACCTGCCGGCGCACGCACGTTCACATTCAAATTTCCGCGCGCCTCAGTGCCGGATTCATCGGCAAGATCTCGATCCAATGCAACACGCGAGCGCGCCGTCTCAGCGTCAGCAGCTAACCGTGGGGCCTGCAATGCCCTTTGCGCGGCCTGATATGAGCGTACGCTCGGCCGCAAGGCGCTCGTTGGCGTTGTCTCGGGCGCGCTCATCAACGCCTGCCCGTCAGCACCGGGTCTACCTATGCTCGCCGCCGCGGCCGAGCGCTGCATGCGTGCTTCTTCGCCAAAAGATGGCATCAACTCATATTTGAATTCGCCTTTATCAGTCGGAAAAGTTTGCGGCGTGTAACCCAATCGCAATGCTGCCGCCGCCGAAATATCAATATCTCTGCCTAAAGGCTTTCCTTTATAGGTTTTGCTTGGGCCTATATCAGTGTGTTGTTCTATGGATACGGCGCCAGATGGCGCTGTCACTTTATACAAGCGACCAAGCGTAGAGGCTTCACGAAGCGCAATGCCTTGGCGCTCTTCAGGGAAATATTTCATTCCCCACAATTGACCTAATGAAGCGCTTCCAGGCTTGTCTTGACCTATGTCACTAAATGGCCCGTACGTCCCATATACGGATGACTTGCTGGCGCCTTCGGTTGCACCTTTCCATTTTTGAAGAACCTTTCGCTGTGTCGCGATATCCCATCCGTGTCCAGTCGGCCCCACCGCTTCCGCCGCCGAACCGCCGCCAGGCTGCGTCGAGCCGGGAGGAAGCGTCATCGGATTGCTTTCGCCGGCAGTGCCGCCCATCGGCTGATTGTGGAAAGTCGGCGACTTTCCTATGCTGCCGCCGCCAAGCTGAGCAGCGAGATCTTGCCCGCTCTTAAGCGGCTCTTCCTCACCAGACAGCAACGCGTTGAAGCGCCGAAATTCTGCGACGAGCTCAGCCGTGAAAGCGAGTTGCTCTCCTGCATCCTCCTCGACGCTCATGAGTTGCAACGCAGTCCCACCGGGGCGTGGTGGGGCGCCGCGACCGCGGCGGAATTCTTCCAACTTTCTTCGTTGCTCTTCGTCGAACCCGGGATTGATTCCGATCGGCGGCTGCTCTGTAGCGCCATGTCTTTTCAGGAATTTGCTGAGACCGAACTCCTTAATTTCCACGAGGCTGTGATAGAGCCTCTCGAGTGTGGTTGCGATCCAAACAAAGCTTTTTACGACGATACCGTTTTCATCAAATGCATTTTTCGCTGTCCAATCATCCATCACCGTTCTGATTTCATGCAGCGCTTCCCTGACGCGCCCCATCTGATGCTCCCATTCCATCGACATCTTGTGGAGTTCTTCGAGCTTTTTCTCTTCATCTTCTGTCGCCGTGCGAACTGCTTTCCATTCCCGCCCTGCGACTGACCACGGCAAGTGCAACCGCTGTGCTGCCTGACGCCGAAAAGCAGCCGCGTTTTCGTCTGACCATCCCTGCTCTTTCGCAAGCTTCTCAAGAAGCGCCGGAAGATTCATATAGCGCGTCATCATCGCGCCAACGTCTTTGCGCTTACGCTCCTCCTCCATTCCGCCGAAGAACTCTTCGGCCGCTTTGCCCATCGCTGGCGTTTGCGATTCGAACCATTGCCGCAGCGGTGATCCCTGCCGCAACAGCTCGTCTATGCCCTCGCCGACTGATGTGGCGATCGCCTCGAATTGCTCAGGCGGGATATCGTTAACGCCACGCAGCACGTCATATAAATTTTTAAGTTGCTGAGCACCAAAACCGGCATAGGTGGCCGTCCGGAATATTTCATTTAATTGATCGGCAAATTCTTTGGTCTGCTTCGCCGTTTCAATTGCGGCCAGTGCGATAGCCGTAGCAATGCCACCGACGGCACCGCCAAAGCGCGTGAAGACAGCTAGATGTTCGGTGACCTTGGCGAACTCACCGCCAGCCTCCCCGATAATTGGACGGATTGATTTGAATTCGCGCCCGAGCTTGTCGAAGAAATCACGATGCCGTTCGTGACTGATGCTTTTAACTTGCTCATGAATCCGCTCAATCCCAGCCGACGCTTGGTCGTCAAGGGTTACACGGATTCGCAGTTCTTCGGTTTCAGTCGGCATCGCTGTCTTCGGCTTCGCGCCGCGTCATGCGACTGAGTTGGGCAGTTCGATAAAGATGAAGTTGGACTTCCCCGAGCGGCATTGCCAGGAAGACCTCGGGACTGCAACTATACCATTTGGCCAAGCGGTAGCAGTCCAGGACGATATTTTCGTCGTTGCCTACCAGGCCGCCGGATCGGGCAAGAAAAAACCCCGGAGTCGATACGCGCACGAAGTCCAATCGCGCGGGTCCATTCTGTCGAGAAGAGGGGAAAGCACGCCAGATAGGTTGGCCATGATAAGCGACATCTTCTTTTCGTCGATGATGACATCGCCCTCAAAGTTGATCCGGCATGGGTTGCCACAGCGATTGATATCGCCGCCGGTGGGTTCGCGGAAACTCAATTCGGTAATCTCTTCGTTTTGATTTCCACGAATAGGCTTGTGGAGAAGCTTCACCACGATCGGCCATTGTTCCATACGCGCCGGCGGCGGTTGGCTTTCCATTGTCGGGGCAGGCTCGGCCTTAGCTTCAATGACCGGAGCGCCTTGACCATTATTCTGCGGTCGCGCCGGTGCCGGCATTGACTGAGGAGGCACTTGCTGGAAGCCCTCCCGGACAGGCTGCTTAGCTTGTTCGACCATATTCTACCTCATACTGTTGCGATCTGGACCTCGAGACAGGTGACGCCTTCCCACCGGACGCGAGCTTGACCATCACGCGTGTTGATTTCGAAGCCACCTTTAACGGTGGCCCCCTGCAGGGTGTACTGTTTCCCGTTCGCAAGCTGGGCAATGACTGTCGAATTGACCTGCGTCAGCAGATCTTCGAAGGACAACCCCGGCACCGTCGAGAGGTCACCCTCGATGTAAGGCACGCGAGGAAGTTCTTGGTAGCCGTGGACTCCATCCTGTCCTGCGATCATTGTTCGCTCGACGGGACTCGGTGAGACCGAAAAATTTCCGCGGAGGGCATATTGATTGCCATCCACGGACAAAAACGCGATTCCAGCAAAGCGCTGCGCCATGGCATTGCTCCATGGCATCTCCGCAACGATGCGTTACCGCAAAAGAGGACACGGCGCGGCGAACCCGTTGCGGACGGGCTTTTCAGCGGCCAACCTAGCCGCGCCGATGTGATGTAGTCAGATTGTAGTTAAGCGACGTTGGTGCCAAGCGGCGGCAGGATGCCCGTCATACCGATCGTGCCAGGGTTCGGGCCGATGATTTGGGTATCCAACCCACGGTCGTACTGCAACCGGAACTGAGCCAGCACAGCAAAAACCCGTAATTGGTTAATCAAATCAGGGCCATAGAGCACATTCACGCGGTTTGGGTCATTAGGATCGCGCTCGACAAGAAGGTTGGCCTTGAATGCCTGGAGATTCTCAACTAGGCCATCCCACATATCTTGGACATACTCGGCAATCAACTCGCCCTTGATTATACCAGGAGTTACAACAGCTTGCCCAGGTCCGAAACGCGTTCCGTCGTCAGCCAATTTGCACCTGGGATACTTGGTCGTGATGACATACCGCTGGTTGCGAATTAGCCGAGCTAACGTAGCAAGTGTAGTTACGAGTTCATACGCGTCATCCGTGTACCCGTAAAGATTCAACTGGTAGGTGGTGGTCTCGCGGCTTATCATCGGCTGGTTGTCAGACCCCGCCTTCTGCGTCGCGATCCCGTTCTCCGCCAAGCTGTTGAGTTCGATGGTGTCAAACCGGTCCTGCAACGGCGCCAGCTTCACCGTGTTGAGGCTGAGCGTCTGCAGGGGCCTCGCAGGGTCATTGATAAGGGCTCTCTGTGCCTTGGCCGTGTAAGCCGCGGCATAGTCAAGCACCATCGACGGCGCCGTGTTTTCGAAGCCTAAGATCGACGTGGTGCCGGCGTTGCGCGTGTTGCCGAACGTGATCAGGTCGGAATAGAGCCCACGCCGGGCCGAAAAGATGTGGCCATAAAGCTGCCGGCGCCAGCCCCAGCGACCCGTATCGCTGAACCCATATTCAAGTTCCCAGGCTTGCAGCGACGTGGAATCGGTGTACGGAAGGCAAACGTATTCGAACGCCTTCTCACCCATATTGTTGATGCCTTGCGAGAAGTCCGGAACACCCGTGCCACCGCTGAGGAAGTTCGCCGGCCCCGCGGGATTCTGGAACGTCAACGCGGCAGCCGAAGCAGTCGTCGCTACACTCGTGGTGTAGGTGCCAGCTCCGCCGGTCGTTCCCGACTGCTGATTTGTGATCTTGGTTCCGGCCGGAACACCAGTGCCAGTCACGGTCGAACCAATGCCGATGTTTCCGGTCACCGCCGTGACGACCAGGGACGTGCCTGTGCCCGTACCGGTGCCGTTTGCCGTGGTACCGGTAGGCGCAGGCGGCAGTGTGATGCCAAGTCCCGGAGGCGTCATCTCGCCGCCGATGGTCCCGTAATAATTCAGGTCTATCCGAATATCGTTGCCGGTGACGCTCTTCCACCGGCAAGTCAACGTCACCACACCGGCCGCCGACGTCGCCGTAACTGGCAAGTCAGTCGTCTCATTAATCTCGGTGGCGATCGCCGCGGCAATGTTAGCCACCGTATCTGAGGCGGCCACGTTCACCGGCACATGCTGGCCGGCGATATACAAGTGAATAGTTCCGGCAGCCGTGGGCGAAGCCGTAATGGTGACTGCGCCTGTCGCCGCTACCGAAGATCCAGGTTCGGGGACTCCCATTCCCCACACCTCATTGGCGAAGTTATTCGAAAAAAAGCTCTTGAAGATTCTGGCAAGCTCAGAGCCGGGACCAAAGTGATCATCGGCCTGCGATTGCGTGCCAACCGCGATCGGCACGTTCGGAGTGGAATGGCCCAGCGATGTCATCACGCCGACGAGCAGCGACGGCTGATGAATCATCGGAAGGCCGGCTTGGCTTGGATCTACCTCGACCCAATACAACGGGATTTTTAGGTCGGCTGGGATATTCGAAAAGCTAATAGGCATGGCATGCCTCCTTTGCTCGCGTTAAAGCCCGGCAGGGGATCAACGACGGCTCAGTCCGGCAGCTCATTCCGCTTTTGCCGCGCGATGCGTCGTATGCGTCGGGCCGCGGCCATGCGTCGCGTGTGTCTCGGGCTCCGCTTCGACGATCTTGATATCGCCATCGCGCAGGCGCCGTTGCGTGAAACGGTCGAGCGGCCATTCGACAGAGCCCTCTGGCCGGAAGCGCATGCCGCTCGGATGCTTGAGGATGGCGCGAAGATCGGGCCGCGTCGGCTCAACGCGGACGCGCGGAACTGCTTGGGCTGCCGCTACCGCAGCCAGGCGCTCGGCGGTAGCGAGCTTTCCGGCGGGCCGGCGCGCCTGTGCTTGCCCCCTATAGAACGGATTGATGTTGATCATGGCATTACCTCCATTATGGGCCTGGCCCGGTTAGCGGCGGCTCGACGTAATCGGGATCGAACCGATGGACGACGGTTACTGACAGGAGCTCGGCGGGATCCGTCGGCGCCAGCTCCGGATAGGCGGTGACGGCAATTTCTTTGAGATCGTCGAAGTTGGTTGGCTCGAAATGCGTTCCCCACGTCACCGTGAGCTCGATGAGCTGCATTCCGATCGGAGTTTCGCTCTTGGAGTCGCGTGCCCAGTCAGGCTTCGGAATACGCAAGCGCGGAAACCCTTCGACATGCATGGGATCGTTCGGATCACCAGACATGTTGGCGGTGTAGAAATTGGTCAGCGTATTGTCGCGGAATAGCTGATTGAGCACGAACCATTTGGCTTGATCGAGCGTTTGCTGCATCACGACGGGATCGTTGTTTTTGACGACGATCTGAATCCCGATCGGAACGCTGTGCATAAATCTGATGTTGGTCGCGTTGAATTCGCCATCCGGGACCGCTGTCTCGCTGCCAAGGTAAATCCCGATATAAGGAATCTGATATGCCGCGTTGATCGGCAGCGCGTCGGTGATGCGTTTAACCACGAAATCCTTGAACAGCGTCGAAGTCGACAGCCGATTATAGACGGCGTTGAGAAACAGCCAGGAATAGCTGTTGATGTCACTCGGCCCGCCTGTGCCGGTCCACGGCACATCGCGCGTTAAAGCGCCGTTTCCATTCGTCATGGAGCTTTAGGCTCGATCTTGCGGATGTAGTAAGTCAGTTCACCGCCGCTGTTGCTGGTCGGTCCTTCGGTGATCTCGTAGCTGCCACCTTCGATATCGCTGTCAGCATCAAAGCTAACAACGTCGCCCTGCTTTGGGATCGTGGCGAATTCCTGGGCAATGATATCGATGATCGTTTCCTGATCGGAGATCTCCGCGATCACGACACCCTCGTCATTTGTGATCGTCAGCGGGCCAGAATTGAAAATAGCGCGCATGCCGGTATGAGGCCCGCCCGTAATGGTGCGGGCGAACATGTCGAAGCAATGCACATAAAGCAGATTGGCAAAACTAACTGCCATGGCCCCAAGTCAATTTTTCGTGGACCATTTGTCCGACCCGATCGATCAATCGGTCAATGAGCTCTTGCCGCAAAATTGGCCGCATTGACCAATGCCGATGCTCGCGCAAAACCAAGGGCCGATGACGCTTGTGCATTCGCGGACGTTTCAGATTTCTACGCACGCCGGTCAACAAATGCCGCCGCTCTTTAAGCGACAGCGCCACGCCTTCGGATTTCAACATCTCGAGCAAGCTGTGCGGCCGGATCTTCGTCGATGCTTCGCCTGCTGCACGTCTGCGCATGGTGAAAGGTCGGTGTCGATGCATGTCCTCGACTTGCCATTCCGACAGCTCTTGCCCGATGTCGATCCGCTTCATATGCGCAATCTTAATGCGCATCGCATCGATCCGTTTGATAACGGAGTCGGTATCGATCTTGACTTCGATTGACATCTCAAACCCAGAAACGGGTATATTGTACGAGCAGATCCTTGACGGCCTGCATCGACGGCGACTTGCCGCCGAGCCTCAACAAGACGGCATTAGGATCGAAGAAGGTCACCCGGGCCGCTCTGTGGCTGATCTGGCGAATTCCCGCGACCTGCGCCTGCACCATCCTCATTCGCGCTTCCATAATCAGGATCACGCAGGCTTGTTTCAACGGCTCTGGCGCCTCACCAGGCAAATCAAATCCGCCGGTATAGGTAACGTAGACCGGCACCGGCCAATCGATTGCCATAGCATCGGCCGTCCCGCGGTTTGAAAGCTTTCCGGAGCGCTCTTCCAATGTGTAAGCGCTCGGATCAACCACGACGCCGCCAGCCGACACGCTTTGAATATCGGTCGGTTTAACCGGGAAGTGCGTCAAGAACAGACGGCCGTTAACAGTCTCACGCCAGCTTTCAACACCGGTCTCCTTCGCGAATATCCGATTGGCCATCCGCTCCACGGTTTGGGAATAAATCGAAATCTGCAACTTCAATTGCTGATCATGCGTTGCATCACTCAACGACATGCCGAGCAAGAGCTTGCATTCATCCAACGTCAGCAAATCATGCGTGACGGCTTCTTGCGTTGGATTGAAATCGACGGCTGCCATCACTCATCCTCGAATAGGGAACGGAGCTCGAGCGCAGGGCCTTCTTTTCCGTCGGACATGATTGGGATCGCGACGTAACGCTGGCGATCGAGCTTCCAGGCTTTTATTGTCGGGGCCGGTGCGCCAGGCGCGCCGTTCCTACCGTCAGCGCCGGCTTTGCCTTCCGGGCCGCGTTCGCCTTTAGGACCAGCAATGCCGCGAGCACCTTGACGCGCGATGAGCTGCCAGTCCGGGCCAGGACACGTTCCAGGAGCGTCTTTTCGCGCAACGAACGAGCCACCATCGAGGACGACAGTATCCAGCTCGGCGTAATCTTTGGTTGCTTCATCGTAAGTGCCGCGGATCCGGAACGACCTGGCCCTCCCACCCATGGCCGCGAGACAGATCCAATCGATACCCCCGGGTTCCTGCGCGGTGTCGCGCAGTGCTTGCCAGCATGCGCCGTCATAAACGACTACATCGGCCTCGTAGCTGACCGCGCCTTGCTTCCAGAGCTTGGCGATCGGGAACTTGCCGGACGCGCCTTCTGGACCACGTTCACCGCGCTCGCCTTGCGCTCCCGGAACGCCAGGAACCCCCTGAGCGCCCGTCTTTCCAATCGGGCCTTCCAGACCTCGCTCACCCTTTTCGCCTCGCTCGCCTCTGGCGCCTGCCAATCCTGCTGACCCTTGGGCGCCTGGGATTCCGGGTAAACCGTCATCGCCTTTATCGCCTTTCTCCCCCCGCTCGCCTCGAGGTCCCGGCGCCCCGATCTCGCCGGCGCTGCCGGGCGGTCCGGGCGGACCAATCTCGCCGACTGGACCGGTGGCGCCGAGCTCTCCGCGTGGTCCGGGTTCGCCGGGCACGCCGGGAAAACCTTGATCACCCTGCAAGCCACGCTCGCCAGGCGACCCCGCCTCACCTTTGTCGCCTTTGTCGCCTTTCTTGCCTTCGGCGCCAGCGGACCCAGGGGGGCCTTGGTCGCCCGGACTACCAGGTGCACCGGCGAGTCCTGCCGCACCAGGTTCCCCCGGGGGGCCGCGTTCGCCATCGCGCACGAGTGCCATGCGCTCGGCCGTAATTTGAGCGCTTTGACTGATCTCCCGAATAGCATTTTCACGGACAGTGATGACCGCGGCCTGAGCTTCCCGCTTGACCTCCGCGACTGCTTCCCGGCACTCCGCGACAATCAACGCCTTGTCGCGCGCCCAAGCGCGTTGCACCTCGGCCAGCGCGAGTGTCAGCGCCTCTTCCCAGACGATATCAGGAAAGATTGTATCGTCGGTTGATGACGGCGGCATTGCTGATGAGCTGTCTTGCTGCCCGTTGCGTTTCATCCGGAGTAGCCTTCGGTGGCTGTGGTTTGGGTTGGGCGCCCCCTGGAATTGGCGGCCCGGCTGGCGGAGGCGCATGCGCTGCGGGCGGCCCGGCTGGCGGAATCTTGCCGGCAAAATCGAGGGGTATCATCTGCTGCTGCATCCGAGGCATGTCCCCATCACGTACGTCGTCAAAGCCCTCTTCGTTACGAGCCTCGTTCGGCGAGAGAATTCCGCCAGTGACGGCTTCTTTGAGCCCACGGATCCGATCTTTCCAATCGGAGCGCAGCAACGCGTTGGTATCGAATTCGCAATATTCGTCTGGGACGCCCTTGAGTGCGAAGAGCCGATCAAAAGCGCGCTCCACAGAGTCGAGCGCGAAGCCCAAGCCGGTCGCAACCCAGAACCGCATGAGTGCCTCGGTCGACCCAAACGTCGTGCCGCCGAGCCCAAGGATCTGTAGGGGAACGCGAAAAACGAGCGCGATATGCTGCTCAGCGATTTTCATCACCTCGGCGACTTGCGCATCTTTTGGTACTTGCGCCCACGGATTGACCTTGAGTCCATGAGTCAGGATCGGAGTTTTGCCCTGATTGATCCCGCGAGTTTGTTCATCCCATCGATCGCGCAAGCTCTGCACGAGGTCTTTGTCGAGCGGCATATCGGTTTCGATAACCGCAGAAGGTCGCGCCTGGTTTGAATAAAATTGCGACTGTTGCGACGAGATGGCGCTTGCGAGGTTCATGTCATAGAACGCCGCGAGCAACGGCGTCTGTCCCCACAGCGGGAACGGATATTGCCTCGAACGATCGGCGTGGAGTCTTAGATGCAGAACGTCACGCTGGGGAACGACGAGGGCCTCCGGAATTTGCTGCGCGATGACCGCGTTCCCGGCTAGTCGATAGAAAACCTCGCCGCCGGCGACTTGCGGCCGGGACAGTGCCGAATCCATCAGATGAAGTTCACTGACCTCAAATCGATCGTTCCTGAGTGCCAGCGCGTAGGCATTGCCGTCGAGATACATCTGTCGGACAGCATTCAACATGAAATCCGACGGTGATTGATAAGCATTCGGCTTTTTCAGGATCCTCGAGAGCGCGGAATTCTTGACACGGTGACGACCACCTTTGCCGGTCAATCGCCAATGATCGCCAGGAAGCATGGCCATGGTCTGCGAATAAGCCGATACGCACGCCTCGACCATGGCGGAGCGAGCGGCGGTCGGGATGATATCCATCCCGGTTTGCCACCAATTGATCGGCGCACCGTCCGGCAACATGCCGCCGGAAATTGCTAGCAAATATGGACCCGGCCGGAATTCGCCCTCGACCGCGCGCAGGACCGAGCGCAAGGAGCGAGCGACCAGGTTGCGAGCTGTCGCCATTCACGTCAGAACCGTTGGGAGGAAGGCGAGTGCCCGGTTGCTGTTCCACCGGGCGAAGTCAGGGGCGGGCCGCTTGCGCGGGCCAACCGTCCACCACTCCGTCTTGCGACGAAGCCGCTACTCTTTGGCGCGCGTATGCGTCGCAGCAGTCGTATGTCGCGTCTGGTACGTCTGTGCAGCCGGCTTATCGGCCTCGAGGGCCTTGCTGCCGAAATGCGATTGCGCGCGTGCTTTCGCGTTTGCTTCCTCGAACGGGTCGGGGCCGCTGCCGTCGTCTTCGTGTTCGAGGATGTGCTCGCCCAAAGCTGAGCGGTTGAGCTCGTCCTGGGTCGGTGTCGGTTTTACTGCCATAGCTTTTTCTCCTCTTGCCTAAAAGAAAACGCGGGCAAACTTAATCGCCCGCGTTATTAGTTATGACCAAGTCACATTCTGGGTCCATGCAACCGTGCCAGTTCGGCGTTGCACCCAGTTCAAAGGTAACACCATCCTTAAGGCGATACTATCTGTCTGGAATAGTGACCTTTGAGGGGAAGCTACTGTACCCGGCGTGCCAGTACCTACTAGGTCCGCAGGGGAAGTGTCTTCCATATGCAGGGTGGCTTGATCTGAAAGCTCTAACCTTGGAGCCTCTCCGCCAATTACCACAAAGTCCGCGGCGTCGATTAGGATTACTGTTTTAGCAGGAACCGTCGCCGAGTCAATAATCGGCACGGTATTAAGAGTACCGCCCCGAACTTCATCCCTAAAGGGGAAGATACCGGTATTAACCGCGCTGGCCAGCGAGGCCGATAGCACATCGCCGGGGTTCATGAGGAACACCGGAGAACGCAGATTGCCATAGGTGCTGGTTACAAGCGCGGTGATCAGCGCTTTGATGTCACCGATCAATGCAGCAAGTCCGCCGCCCGCCGTCGCCGTTGTCACGGTAACGCCGTTGAGCAAACCTGCAGGCCGGATCACTGTTGCAGGATTCGCGTCGATGAGCACGGTATCGATCGCAACGCTGGTGTCTTGCTGGATTGCTTCGCGGATCAGACCTTCGATCGCAGGAGTCGAGTGATCGCTCATCTCCCTCGTCCAGGTCGAGATAACCGCGAGTTTCTTAGGCGTGAGCGTCTGACTCGTGAACGCGCCTTGCCGCACTGGAATTGCAAGACCCTCGCCGACGAACGATCCCGCAAGCGATGGCGTACGCGAACGTGTCGGGATGATGATGCGCCCAGTCGCGCCAAAGCTCAGCGACAATCCTTTCGCCGCGAGGCGAGGCATGATTGATTGAGCGAGGAGCAAGGGCATCAGCCCTTCCCATCTGGTCTGCACGAGTTCGGCGGCCCACCCCGTGACGGTTGTCATAGCAGGAGCCGAAGGCGCGCGGAGAACGAGCTCACACGAGACTTTGGTATCGTCGCCGCTATATTGCGGGCGTGTTTCGGCGATTTTGAGTCTCGTCTCTTCGGGCGACTTGCCCCACAACTTGGCAAACGTGCCAACCGTGGCGGCCCTTACGAGATATTCGAGCGCGTCAACATCCTTCTTCATCTCAGGGATCACCGCCGGCGCCGCTGACGTAAAGCTAGCCCTCGGTTCCGGTTGTGGCTGCGGCGAAGTGAACACGGTCAGCGACCGCGAGGGCACCGAACCGTTTCCATTCGACGCAGTCCTTGCCAGCAGACGCTCGGAATCCACCAGGGCCGCGTGCTGCTTCTCGAGCGACGCAATCGTGGTGTTGAGGTCTGTGGCCTTCTGCATATCGGCGTCGCTGACATTGGTCTGGTCCACACCGTCCCAATGCTCAGCGAGCGCTTCCTTATTCTCACCAATGAGCGTTTGCACACTGATGATCCGTTCGGAAAGGGGCATTGGCATCGCCCTTCTCCCTTTACTTCGAGATGTGTCGGCATGCTTGCCTGTGAACTCCCGACGCTTGGTCTCGTCTTTGTTGCCATGCTTGGCGAAAACGAGGTCAAGTGTTTGGGGAGAGATGCCCAGCGATTTGGAAATCGCCAGCGCATTCGAGTTAGCCGGAACAGAGACGAGACTTGTCTCGACCAATTCCTGCTTGATAAAACGGCGACCGCTGAAAGGGTTTTTCTTGTCAAGCGGTTCACTCTCGAGATCGCGAAAACCAACCGACACGGCCTTTAGAATGCCAGCGTCGATAAGTTTTCGAATTTCATCGATACGGTTTGAAGTGCCAAGAGGCGCCATCACGAGGCGGCCCTTCAAGGCATTTTTGTCAACGTGCAGGTCCTCCCAGCGGCCGATCGGAAAGGTTGGAAGATGATTCCAGAGGGCTATGGGGTTTTTCCTAAAAGCCTCGAGCTCCCAGCCCTCGGCCGAAATAACATCGCCCATCCGATCAATCGATTCGTCGGAGAGGCAAAACTCCATGCCCTGTACAGTTTCGGTGTGGGTCTTAGTAATGATACCTTTAGCAGCACGAGCCTCGTCCCATTTATCTTGACAGTCGTCCTCATCATTATCTTGGGAACATCTATCCATATATTCCGCATGAGTTTCGTCATCTTCCGGCATAGGACAGCCATTGCCGTCGCCCTGCTTTTCCGGCGGTGGAGAACCTTTATGAGCCTCTCGCCAAGCGTCGAGACATATGGCAACATTTTGCTCATTCGTCCGATCGGGACTCTTCGAAGCTTCATGCATGCACCGTGAGACGAATGCGTCGTGTTCTTCACCTTTATGCGGCGTGGGGATCGGCATGGCTTCTCTCTCCCATTCCCGATTACAAGAATTGCTCGATTACGATCCGAAAACCGGTCATTTCATCTGGCGTATCAATAAAAGCTGGCGTGCTATCAAGGGAAGCCGTGCTTGGCACTTGAGGTACTCGTTGACCACTATTTTGTAGGCGCGAGAAACATCGTGCCGCCTTTGTCGTCAGTAAAGATTGCTTTCACGACCGAGGCTGTCTTTGCATCGTCAACTGGCTCGAATTTGACATCCAAATAGATTAGTTGCGCCGGCCGTCCATCAATTTCTGCGCTCTCGATCATCTTCGTGGAAGCGCCATTTTCATGAACTCGCCATACGCTGCCTGCACGTCATCAAAATAATCGGACCACAATTCGCTCACACCTTCACGTTTGCCAGTCTCTTCGAGCTTGCGAGAAATTTCCGCCATTGTTTCGTGCATTGCGGTGACGCGCGTCGTTCCTTTAGTTGAGAATGCGCGCCACCAAGCTTTGCTATAATTCGTTACGCCATCGTCCTTGGTCAGTTCGCCTTGCTTAATTTCATATTTCCACAAACGCGCATAGACAGGATACTTGTCCTCGAATTGCGGTTTCAAATATCCCGATTCGTTGATAAGCGACGGATGTAGCGAAATCGTTTTTTCTTCTTGCTTGTATCGTGTAAGCACCACGTCATAGTGATGATGCTGAATCTCGTGTGCCAAAATTCCAGGCACGGTATCCGCACTGGCAATGTTGTCCGGAAATGCAATGATTTGCATGGTTTGCAAGTCGGCGTAAGCAGCCGGCTTTAACTCTTTTCCTTCCTTCGTTGTCCCGACAGTCTTCTCGTCAGCTCCGCTTCGAATAACGAGTTCCGGACCACCAAGTCTAGTGTTTGCTGCTTTCAATGCCGCGCTAACATCATTCCAGTGCTTACTGCCTGGTCCCTTGTCTGCAGCAGGCTTCTCACCACCGCTCGGCTTTTCTCCCGCTCCGTCGCCGCCGCCCCCTCCACCGTCAGTCCACTTGCCGCTTTCGTCCCGCGGCTCGTCGGAAACGTCGTGGCCGGGTTGGCGCGTGACTGGCGAATAGGCGCGAACCAGGTCCCGGAAATTGGGCAGCGGTCGCGCGAGCTCTTGCCAGATATTTGTGGTATCCTCCACGGATGCTCACACAGAATCAGTTGAAACGGCTTCTCGATTACGATCCGAAGACTGGACGCTTCACATGGCGCGTTAATCGCGGGCGTTATTATTGCGCCGGTAAGACCGCCGGGTGCACATCCGGTAGAGGATATCGTCTCATTCGCATTAAACGGAAAAACTATCCAACGGGACGCCTGGCGTTCTTATGGATGACTGGCAGATGGCCACTTAAAGAGGTCGATCATAAGAATCGCATTCTTGATGACGATCGTTGGTCTAACCTTCGCTTGGCATCCAGATCGCAGAATTGTGCGAATCGACAAGGATGGAAACAGCTTCCAAAAGGCGTCTCCTGGCAAACAGCGCGCAAAGCCTACGTAGCGGCCATTAAAGTTTATGGTCATTCAATTTTCCTTGGCCGCTTCAAGACAATCAAAAATGCTCATGTTGCTTATCAAGATGCTGCTCGGAAGCATTTCGGCGAATTTGCCTGTTTCGATTAAAAACGCGCGTATGCCAACCACGAACCTTCGATCGCGGTAATGGGCCAACCTTGCTGCGACAACCGCTCGAGCACTCCTGTCACTTCTACGGCAGGGTTATGATTATCGTGCCAGACGACGATGCCGCCGGGTCGCACCAGAACCCGCGCGAGGTCGGAATCGTGCGCGACGGCTCGGGCCGAGTGATCGCCGTCGATGAAGATGGCATCGGCCGGTTCGAGATCTTGCGGTCCAACGTCGAAGGATCCGCGCTCCTTGACAAGCAGCCAGAAACGTTCGTCTGCGGCAGCGTAGACACCAGCAGACCGCGGGACTTCGCTTTGCTGGCAAGCGAGCGTCGGTCGCGCATTAGCCGGGATGTCAATCCCAACGTATCGGTGCAGCGTTGGCACATTGTCGAGCATGATCTTGGCGGTGCGGCCTTCTTGCACGCCAAACTCGATCATCACCTTCGGTTTCACGCTGTTGACCAGCGTCAGCAGCAATCCGGTTTCGACTTCGTTCAGGTACGCATTATGAAATGTTCGGATCCTGGCTTGTTCGACCTGCGCGCGCGGAATGCTCAGCATTTATTTAATCTGCTCGAGCGCACTCGACCAATCACCCGGAATTCGCTGGCTGTAAAGCTTCACGTTGACATACCAGTTCGCCAACCATCGCCACGAATGCCAATAGCTTAGCAGACCGAAGACACGCGGATGTCCAGTCGCGCCGGCGAGGTGCAGCGCCGCGGTATCGACGCTGATAATTATGTCCATGAGCGACATCAACGCGGCGCAGTCGGCAAAGCTTTCGAAATTATAGTAACAATTGATAGCCTGCGCCCAAGCCTCCTCGGGCCGTTGGCGCTGCAAACTGAATAGCTCGGCGTCGCTCGGCAATCCGAGCAACAACTGGTCGAACGGAACAGCACGCGGGTAATCGTCCTTATAGTAAACACCGACCGACCAGGCGAGACCGATCCGCAATTGACTTGAAGATCCAAGACGCTCGCGCCATTTTTGCCGCAGCATCTCGGAGACTTTGATATAGGGCTCGTTCGAAATGTTATCCTGTTTCACTTTTAGCCAGCGCAACAAATGCAGAAAGGACGCGCAATAATCAGCGCTCGCGGTATCATCGACGACTGGCGCAAACTGCAACGCAATCGAATGCAGCTCGGGCGGGACATAGAGAATGACCTCTGCCCCCATCGCCTTGAGCGCCGGTACGTAACGCAGCATCTGGATCGTATCGCCGAAGCCATGATCGTGGACCAGTAGCAGTCGCTTGCCGGCAATATCTTCGCCGAGCCATGGTGGAATGCCCGCGGCGATAAAGCCGCGCATCTTGGGCCGTTGGAACGGCCGCTCGCGTTCGCATGCTTCATATTCGGCAAAGCCTTCGTCCCATCGCCCGAGCGCCAGCAATACGAAACCACGATTGAACCGCGTATACGCCGTCGGCGCGAGATGCATTGCCAAGTTGATTTCGATCAGCGCTTCTTCGTTGCGATTGCTGCGGAACAGCAGCGCGGCACGATTGAAATGTTCCATGTATTCCTTGATGGCAAAACCACGTTGTTCGATCTTCCGATAGCCGAGCGGCTTGCCACCGCGCACCATGAGGACATTATCCTCGGGCATCGTGACCTTATGACCATTGACGCCCTTTATCGTAAGCAGCTCGCCATTCTCGGTCAAACCGCGCCAACCATATTCCGTCGTTTCGTGCGCGATGATCGGATCGAGCTGAGGCAGATCGCCAAAGCCGGCGAATATGGTTTCCGGCTTGTCCATCAAAACGTCCCGCCGTCGAAATCCGTGACCCACGCGGTATTATTTCTGCCATACGTGGTGCCATCTTGCGGCGCTTCGCCGATGCCACCGCCGCCAGCGCCCGCTGCCGCGCCACCAAAGGCGACAACGTCCCAATCGGGGCTGGCGGCACCGGGAATGAACTGCACGTGACAATCATAGGCGATGCTGCTCGCGGCCGCACCATCCTTTGATCCTTGCGCAAGCGAACAGTACGTCGGAGTAGTCGCAAACAGTCCGGTCTGTTCCTGCCACCACATTTGATTATTTCCGACTTGATTCACTTTCACTGTGACACGAATCACCGAACCAGATGCAACGACGATCGGAGTGATGTCATGCCAGTACGAGATCGGGTTCGGCGGAGTGCTCGTGAATGTGTCCTTCACGACTCCATTCACCATCAACGTCATTGTGTGCAACGCATTGACGTTGCCGGCTAAGACCGTGCCGCCATACTGATCGATCCATCCGGCAGTGCTGGTCGTCCATTCATTCCACATTGTATATGTGGCACGCGCGTTTTGTAAAGTCGGCATCCATGTCGGCAGCAAATCCTCTTCCGGACCTGATTGCTGCGGCGCCGGCCGAGTGCTCGTCGCCTTGTTCGCCGTCATCGTCCAATCGCCGTCACGTGTTGTATCGTGAGCGACAAACGACTGCGGCGGTCCGACGTAGGGAACCCAATGCATCGCATTCGGATCGGTGCCGCTGCCTCCGCCGCCACTTCCGTTCTGCATGAAGATCGCGCGGCGAAGATTGGTCTTTGCTAAGTCCGTCGACTTAAGCAGCCAACCACTCGCACCATAACCGTTCAAATCGCTCGTGAGCTGCTCCGGTGTTTCACCAGCCGGATAGTCGATGACAAGGTACTGAACCACGCCGCCCGCCATGTTGAAAACCACACGTCGTTGATTGTGAACGACAGCCTCGATCGAGGAAATGGCCCAGCCCTGCGCGCCATAGGAATTATAGAAATCACTCAGATCCTGGGGCGTCTGCCCCATCTGATAGTCGACGGTGAGATAGTCGACGGCCATGTTACCAATGCGTCGCTGTGAGCCAACTAATCGCGCCCGGCGTGCGCAGCACCCATGTCACCGGCAACTTGAGCTTGATCGCGACGCAATCCGTTTGAAACGTCGATCGACTCGGCGTCATAGCCGGATCCGGCACCGTGTCCATCTGCAGTGCGGCCTCGCGACTCGCAGATATCTCGATGCCAGTTCCGTACACCGAGACCAACGCGTTCGGCGCGATGCACATGATGTCCGTGGTGCCGCGCAGCGCGACGCAGCCGAGGTGCTTGATCTCATCCCAGCCGTGCGGGAGTAGCAGCTGCGCCGTCAGTGATCGCGCAAGCGACGTGATAAACAGCGGCGGCCCCGCCGAGACCGGCGCAACATTGTAGTAAAGATTACCGATGTCGTTGACGAGCGCCGCAAGCGAGTCCGGCGACGGGTCCGATGCGATCGCCGTGATACCGTTACGCAGTCCAGCCGGCCGAGCATTCGTCGCCGGATTGCTGTCGAGCAACGCCTTGTCGAGCGTCAGCGCGACCGAGCGCGTCAGCGCATCAAGGACAAGAGCCTCGACGTTGCCGGATTGCACCATCTCCGCCGTAAGGACAATGATGCAGGCCAGCTTTTTTGGCGTGAGGATTGTGAGCGGTTCAATGTGTGGCTGGACTACCGGAATCGGCCAGCCCTCGGCCACGAACGCCGCCAGGCTCGAGTCCCCGAGCAGGGTCGGCACGCTGATCTGGCCGGCCCCGCCGAAGCTCAGCTGCAGGCCGTCGCGGAAGATCTTCGCCGCGGCCGACTGCGATGCCAGCGCGGCAACGAAGTCCGGCATGATCGTCCGGACCAGAGCCGGCATGCTGCCGGTATCCGCGGAGGGGGGCACGGCGCGCGACAGCCAGGCCGCGCCGTCATCTGTGCCCCATTCCCGTTTGGCGATCTTATGGGCTGGAAAGCCCTCGAGCTGCTCGA